ATCCGCTTGAGTTCTTTGGCCTTGGCTTTGATTTCTTTAAATACGGTCTGATGTCATCTGCAGCACCAAGCCACCCAGCACGCATAAATCCTATGCCTCTGTTCTTGCTCTTTAAGTTGATGTCTACCTGAGCCTGCATTGCCTCACCTGTGAGACCCTTCTCTCCTCGCTTGCCTCTTGCGTAGTTAATCAAGATGGCAGCCAGAGGTGCCTTTTTGCGTCTGGTCCTTGGTCCAGTGCCTTTCTTCTTCCTGCGCTTGCGTGGAGGTGGTTGGACTTTGGCACCCTTCTTTAGCTCCTTTGTGATGTTTGAGAAACTTGCTGCTTTGGTAAATTTCTTTCTTCCACTGCTCGCATTAAGAGCAATGTTAAAAGCTCGCTTATTGCACTCATCTGCAAAGGTCTTTTTTGATACCTGCAAGTATTTTCTAAGAACCTTGGAAAATCTCTCCTGGTCTATATTGATGCTTGCCTTAACCATGTTTTTTCAAGAGTCCAAGTTCAAAAGCACCATCCGAGGTGACCACAGATTCTACCCGAAACTTTTTGCCGCCACGAGTGAGGGTGGCACCCACAATCGGTCTCATGTTGAGGTCTGACCATTGTTGCCTGGAGGATGTTAGTGTCACATCAAATCCCTCTAACATTCCACCTTCCTCGAGCTCCTTTGAGTCTGTCCTTGATGATTCCACTACTCGAATGATTGACCCGTTATAGTTGCACACTGAACCTACCAATGACTCCAGCTCCACTTGTTGCTCATGAGATAACCTGCTTGTCAAGTGTCCCTGGTCAATGGTCTCTGTGCTGCTTATCGTTCCATAGGTTCCAGTGGCAGGTGCCAGGTTGAAATAGTCTGTCCTTGTGGTGCCGTTGCCTCCTGGCACTGATAGTGTCACAGTGCTCAGGTCGCTTGTATTGCCACCACCACTGCCCTGGATTGTGTATGCAGTTGCTCCATACTGAGCAGAGTCTGCAGTCACTCTCAGGACCACCTGTGAGGCAGTGGAGTAGACAGGCACACTGGCAGGGTCAATGGCAGCAAAGGTGGTAGGTGCTGATGCACTTGCCACCTCATAAAGCCAGCCTGAGCGAAGTTGTTTTAGCGTTATTGACATTGTTTGCAATGGTTAGCACCCAGGCAGTGTGGTCTGCCTGGATGCCGTGTAACCAACCAACAACTATGCCTTTTTGCGTGAAGATTTTTTGGCAGGTTTTTCTTCTGCCATTGAAAGTTTAGCCCTCTTCCAGAAAGGTGGTTTTCGGTAGACCATTATGTCTGTGTATTTTCCGCTGGGGTTTGCTCGCTCAGAGACAAACGCCTGCTTGCAGAGGTCTGCGTCTCCTACCTCCAGGACTTGTGAAGTGCCGTCTGGCAAGATGCCAATGGTTATGCTGGGTTTCTGAATCATTTCTGTTTTTCTTTGGGTTATATTCTAAGTGGTTATCCTTACACCGCAGGTTGAGTTGCCTACGCTGACTCCATAGAGAATTGAGACTGTGAGGTAGGTCAGGCCCTGGGTTGGGTTATAAAATTTTCTAAACTGCAATGGGATTCCGCAGGAATGAACTGCCTGAAGCACCTCTACATGCGGTGCTGTGGTTGGTTCTGCCACATGCCTTGCCGCTATACAAAGAGCAGAAGGATGACAGGCAAAGCCACGCAGATTGTTGGTTGTTGGTATGCCCTGGTATTCCACCACATTGAGCCCATGCATGATGCCAAGCTCTCCATCCAGTATTGGCTGCCTGTCTCCGTAGTGGTCTGCGTAGAATGCAGAGTCTTTGGATAGTGTGCTTGCATACTCAGGAGTGAGCATGATGCTCCTCAGACTGCGTGGTGCTTTGGCATCACTGAGCATTTTTTGGGCATCTGCTAGATGGTCTGTGTCTATGTCTGAACTGGATACAGAGATGCTCTGGGAAAAGGATGTTGGGTTGATGAGCCCGAGCAAATCTGAAGCAAAAGCGGTGATGGTTGCTTCAATGGCAGGTGCCGTGAATATGTTAAAAACAAAATCCGCAGACTTGGCTTGTGATACCTGGTAATCGCTCAAGGCACATGAGAATCCCTTGAGCATATTAAGCTCAATCTCTACTGCACTACTGGTCAAGTCTCCTGCAGTGTAACCACTGGAAAGGTCTTGAGCGGAAAATGCTGCAGGGACTCGTGTGACAACTTTCTCACCATGCTGTCTGGTGCTGTCCGAAAAGTTTCGAGCGAACATTTCAAACATGGGCGTAAAGTTGCCTAGATGGTCAAGCGTCTGGCTTGCCACATCTGATAGATTGAGTCCCTGCAGCGTGTTCATATTATCTGTTAAGCAGACTTGATGCGCTCGAGGCAGGCAGCGTTTCCGACACTAGCTCCATAGAGGCAAGCCACTGATACCATGTGCTTTCCAAGAGTTGCATCGTACCAGCTTCTAAGCTGTAGCGGTACTGACGAAAATTCATCTCTCAAGTTCTCGACCTGCACAGAACCATCAGCAGGAGCAGCAGGAAAACGTGCCGCAATAGCGATTGCAGAAGGGTGCAGAGCAAAACCCTGAAGGTTCTCAGATGTAGTGGTTGATGATGCACCATTGATGGCACCTGTGTATTCAAACAGGTCCATGCCGTGGACTCTATCACCAGCGTATTCACGCACACCTTCGGCTCCGCCATAGGTGTTAGCCTGACCTACAATCTGGTCTTTTTGTATAGAACTATAGTATGACGGGCTAAGTATGACAGACCTCTGCGTCCTGGGTGCCTTGCGTGTGCTCAAACTTCCTGCGATTGTTGCAATATCATCTGAATCGAAATTTGCAGCAGTCACTGTAGTGCTGTTGCTGAAATTCGAATTTATGACCAATTTTACAATATCGGTGAAAATTGAATCCAGCACGGTTTCCATGGCAGGCTGCAAAAATACGCTAGTCAACCACTGCACATCTCCTGCAGCTCGACTGACCTCATAATCACTGAATCCCATGCTGAAGCCACGCAGTGAAGATAAATTCACGGTTATCGCACTAGAACTAATATCACTGGCAGCATAGCCACCAGAAAGGTCTTGTGCAGTGAGTGCAGATGCCACACGTGTGACAACAGATTCGCCAGACCCTGATGGGTCTCCAGTAAAGTCTCGAGAGACTGCGGTTAAGGGTGCAAAGGTCTGCCCCAGGAAGTCGTTTGATAATTCAGCCAATGCTGAAAGATTAATTCCGTTCAAAGAATTTGCCATTGAGTATGCTTTCTATTTTTAAGCCTGTAAGGGCTTGATGTGTGTTAGGTAATAAGCCCTTTTTTCCTCCCGAGACCCGAGGGTCTGGTAGTGCTCCCAGTGTGCTGCCACGCTAAGTTCTTCTTTGGGCCCAGTTTCAATTGCTTCCTCAACCGGTTCTGTCACTCCCAGGCTTGCAGCAATGTCTGCGGCCTGCTCTGCGGATGACTGCTTATCCTGCTCAAGCAAAGTGTTTGCCTCTTCAAGCAAGGCAATCTTGCTCTCCAAAGCGGAAATTTCTTCTGAGTGCTCTGCGCCCAGCTTGGCGTTTTCTTCAGCACTCTGCGCTGCCTGGGCTTCTAGTTGCTCAGACAAGTCTTTGTTGCGTTGGGTTGATTCATCCAGCTTGTTGGACAAGCTGTTGAGTTCCGTATTGGCTTTGACCAAATCAAGTATTGTTTTCATATTGGGTTGTTCTAAAAATTGGCTAAAAGAGTGATTACATCCTCCAGAGAATCCACCGTTCCATCTGCTAAACCTGCAGAGACTGCTTCCAGTCCTTCATAGGTGAGTCCCGTCATTGAGCTCATAGGTGCTGTGCGTTTGGTGTTTACATCCGCTTTGAATCGTTCATGCCACTTGGTGACATTTGCCTGGAGTCTTTCCCTGGTCTCATCTGACATGGGCTTGAAATCTGCGGTGTCCAGCTTGTTGTCTCCTGCAAAGATGGCATTGACCTTGAGCCCCTGTTGAGCCAGGTGCTCTGATTGGTCCAGCAGTGCAATGTAGACTCCGATGCTTCCAATCTCTGCGCTTTGTGAGAGCAGCACTGAGTCTGCAGTTGAGGCAATCCAGTATGCAGCCGAGCAGGCCATGGTTTCTGTGTAAGCCACCAATGGCTTTGAGACTGTCTTCAGTTTCTCTGCCAGTTCTGGCAGTCCTGTGATGGTTCCTCCTGGAGATGATATGTGCAGCAGTATGGTGGCAACATTAGGAGATGCCTCTGCTTCCTGCACCTGAGCCCAGATGTCATCGTAGTCAGTCATGCCCATCATCTTTTCAAATGGGCTCAAACCTTTGCCCAGCACTCCATGGATGTGCACGATGCCTACGCCATCGACCTCCTGCGGTGCAGGAGATGTCATGTATTCATCATCATCCATGTATGCCTCCACTGAAGCATGCAAGGCACTGTGATATTCAGGCTTTATAGCCCATGGCTCATGGAGCAATTTATGGTTGAGTTGTGCTTTCATCGAAAATCGGGTTGGGTGTTCGTTGGCTTAAGAGGTGCATGGCAGTCTGCATACTGATGTCATACTGCTCTGAGAGTTTCTGCGCTCGTTCCAGCAGGTCCACTGCTTCTGTCTCTACCTGCGTCCTGACCTCCTGCCAGTCATAGCC